AACTTAAATCCCTCATAGTAATTCTTTTAAACCAACTATCACCATTATCTTTAATTGTTTCACTATTCTTCAAAGTATTTAAACCGTGAACTATCTTATAAGCAATTGAAAATTCATCATCAGCCATATTATTAAGAAACTCATCTGTTAATTCACCAACAGAGTTATTAACAAGAGTTTTCCAGTATTCGTCCCATTTTTGATACTTAGTCATAATGGTTTTATGTTTTTGTTTCCTACCAGAGCGGACTTTTGATATTTCATTATGATAAAGTTTAAGGACATCATCGTCACCAACATCATCAATAATATAACCTTTATTAGTAAGAACCTTTCGTTTAAATTTAATAGTATTAATATCTTTATTAAATAGTTCACCTTTCTTCATTAATACGCTATTTAATTTTTCACTTTTACCACTAGCAATAAGGTCTTTCATTATTTTTGAGTGGTCTGGTCGTTTTTTACCGTAATTAAAATTACATTTTGTCATCCCACAAGTAGAATATAAATAAATACCGTACTTAGCTTGTTTAGAATTACAAATTTTTTTAAACTCACCACACTTACATCTTAATGATTTACCTTTACTAATATGTATAACAACATCAACATCAACTTTTGCTTTTTCACTAAACTCTATAATATCACTATCAATAACACCCATAGTCAAACTCCCAGTTAATTAAAGTATAATGTTATTTACATTTTAATTAACAAGGAATTGACATCAGGTAGTAATCCGTGTTATTTTAGTTGTAATTCATCATATTCTTTCAAGTCTTGTGCTTCAACATAACCTCTATTAACAGTGAATATTGGATGGTCATAAGTACACATAATTGATTTACCAGTTTCTTCATCAGTAATCTTTAAAAGTTCTGAGTCTGTTCTAGTCAGCATTGCATTAGTAATTTTCTTATATTCAGTTACACCACCACTTTCAATCAACTTATCATTAATAAGGTGCTCTGAATTAACTCTCAAATCTAACAACGGGTACTTATTATACATATCAACTAGCTCTTTCATTGTTACACTACCTTGAATATACTCAGCGTTCATTATTCCATCACTGTAATCACCAAATTCAAAGGTAAGTTTACTGTTAATAATATTATCCTTGTTATACTTATCGTCAAAGTAAACTCTCACATCAATATTAGTTGAACCAGAAACACAACAAGGATTTGAACCAAGGTCTCTGTCATTAGTCCAATACACACCTGGCTCACCAGAACCTGATTCTTCAACTCGTTTCCAAATACGATTGAAATCTTCTCTTGTTACTTTATCGTACTCTAGTACAACTGAGTTATTAGCTCGTCCTCGTTGTTCTTCAAATAGATACCAAGGTAGTGTGCCGGTTAGTTTATAATCTTCATACTGGTCTTTACCGATATAAACTTCTTTTCTAACACCTTTATATTCACCCTCAAGAACTACAGTATGTCCTTCAAATCTTGGTGCCATAGTTGACTTGAATCTGAAGTTACCTTTAGATGTTAACATTAGTTCATCATCAAGACTGAATAATGATATCAAAGCACTTCGTCTAATACCACCTGCCAATACTGCATCTGAAATAACACATAGAATATCATGTACTTCTAAAGGGATTAGTTTATGAACACCATGACCTTCTTCAATAAGAGTATCAAGTTTTTCTGAAATAATATCAATACAAAGCTTAAGAGGAGCTGGTCCAGGAGCCTTACCACCGGCTGTAACAAGCTCAGTTCCTTTTGGTCTGATATCTGAATAGTCAAATAGTACCTTGGATGAGCCTTTGAAGTAAGATTTCATTAGCACTTTAATAGCTTCAGACCAACCTTCAATACTATCAGGAATTAAATATCTTTTATGTCTTTTTGTTGTTGGTACTTGTACTGGTGGTAATTGTTCTACATGGTGTTTTTGAACTGAATATCCAACACCACATCCACCTAAAAGATTAAACATTGTTTCAGAAAAGATAGCTGGATGGTCTGCTGCACCAAATGCACAATTAAAAATTCTATTTGGAGTTACTTCAATAGCCTTACCTGCAAACTGTAAGCTTCTCATTGAAGGAAATACCTTCTTAGTCATAACATATCTAGCATACACTTCATATATTTCATCTTCTATCTGTGGATATCTCTTAACGTGCATTGCAGCATTTCTCATTACTATTTCTGACCAGTTTTCTCTTCTTTTTAGCGATGAATCATATTTTGCGTACTTTGAGTACACGACGACATCACTAAGGAATTGCTTACTATCCATAAATCTTCCTTTAGTTATTATTTTATTGTGAATTCTTTTACTATTCTACCGTTATAAACATCACTCAGTTGCTGATATTTTTCAATTGGTGAACTTAATACTACGACAAAAGGTACTATTGTGTAAGGTTCAAATGTTACAAGACCCTCGCCTTTAACATGAATTGTATATTTATCTAATGAAAATTTATCGGTTATGTCTTCCATATCAACATCATCCATAAATTCAAAAGCATTAAATTGGTCTTCAAAAATAATTAGATATTCATCCATGTAAAAGTCTCCTTTTTTCGAGTGGGTTATTATTTAGATTATACTTTTTGATTTTTAATCACTTCTATCATTATATTATTTTTATCTACCCACAACACATAATCCTTACTTAGAGGTAGTACATATAAGCTCAAAGCTTCATCTATCTTGCTAAATATTTCGTACATTATGATTGCTGTAATATCTTCGTCAGTGTAAATTATAAGTTCTATTGCCTTATTATTTATCACGACATCTATATCTCCATAATCACATTCTGTAATATTATAAATTCCATCTTTGGTATCGTACTCGTTTAAGTAATCAACCAAGTCGTAAAGGTCATCAGTATCAAAGTCCTCCCTACTAACGAATGTTTCTCCATAGTAGTTGTCCTTTGTTATTGGTAAGTTTATTGTTGTAGTAACTTCTTTGTTACTAATCAGTTCTGATATATCATTCAGTAACCTCTGCTGTCCGTTATCCATTATAGTTCCTTATTTTATTTATCTCTCGGAAACCAAGAGACCTCATTTCCCATATTAAAATTCCATTTGGGAGCTCCTTGCCACCCGTCATTGTCTGGATATAAAATCACCATATCCGTATCAAGAACGTCCTTCGCATTAACTTCTATTACTTTTAACTCCCCATCAACATCCCTTCCAACTTGAAGTTTATGTTCCTTCCAAAAGAAAAAGCTTCGTTTTCTCTCATGGTCATCTATTCTAACAACATCTTTTAATTGACTTTCATCCGGAAACATCTCTACTGTTTCTGGTCCCAAGTTATCTCTTACAACAAGGTGAGGATACATGGATGCAATATCAAACGAAACACAATATTTATAGAAACCAGGGTTATTCCAAGAAATACCACCCGGATATCCTTCGTCATTATGTTTACTTGTATCTCTATTATTAAGTACCATTCCCTGTTTATGAAGCAGTTCAATTACATTACCAGTATGTCCTGCAATTGTACTTAAAACATCAGGTGCTAAAAGTCTATTATTATTTGCTGTAATCATTGCCAAGTTCATAAATCCCATTTTATCGTCGAGACCTTTCACAAGCATTGTATCAATCATGTTATACAGCATAAAGTCGTCCCACTCATTAATATAGAAGTCTTTAATACTTCCTTCATAATCAAGTTTTGTCTTTCCTAACTCAATTTTTGAAATATTATTAAGTGAGTAGTAAATCTTGTTATCAAATGTGTATTTCTCTTTATACATTCTCATGTAGTCAATAGAAGATATACCACCAATACTAGCTGTGGTTTTACCGTTCTTACCTTTTCTAACATAAGTTTGTTTAATTGGGGAGAAGTCTTTTTTAGAACCTAAGTGTTTTAATCTATTAATGACATATAAATTATCAAATCCCTCAGTGTTCCAACCTGTAAAGATATCAGTTTTATGTTTATGCATTGTATCCATGAACTTCTCAAGCATAACCTTCTCGTCACAAACGATGAATTCTATCTCACCTATATCAACCGTAGTCTCTTCTTTTAACCGAGCTCTAAGGGCACTCATAGAGCCTTTATTACCCTCTTTATCTATATAGTTGAACGGCTTATCACCATAGACATACAGCTTATTATCTCTACTGAAATACTGAGCAATAGCGTTCACAGGGTACTTAGCATCTTCCGGATTTGGAAATTCATCAGTGGGGACATAACAACTCTTCTTATAAATAATCCACTCTTTCTTTTGCTCGTCGTATGCTTCATAATTCTCTATATTCGCATTAGTTTCAAACTCATCAATTGTAGTTTTCATTGGTTTACCACCAATTTGTCTAACCTTTATTGGATGGTCTTCTCTGAAAGGTCTTGCTCCAATAGCAACTTCAATATCGTAATACATAATTTGAACTTTTTTGATATCAGCTTTTAACTCAATACCATTAAAATAAGTATGAAGAAACTTTACTTCCGGTCTAAGGTCAGACTCAGCAAGTTTAGTTTTATCCCCAACAACATCCTTTGGTCTATCAACAACTTTACGAACCATTTTATTACCGAACAAGTCCGTTTTAATTGTAGCATTAGGATTAACCAAGTCATGTTCTAAAGCAGGTGCATAATAATCGTGCTCGTAATCAATTTTATCATATCTATCCTTACCATTTATATGCCACCAAAGATGGATGTTGTTTGATCTGGAATTATAATAACAATTGCGGAAAAAGACTTCTTGGTTTTTATTACTCATTTAAACTTCTTTCTTATTAAGTTTACAGTTATCAAAGTGGTATCTTGTCATGTTATTTTTACCACCACTTTTATTACAGTGTGGGCAAGTGACTATTTTTTGTTTATACCCAGTTTGCCATTCTATTATTTTTCTTATATGTTCTGCACTTTTTGGAACTCCTTTCATACTTTCACTTCTTTTCTTCTTTGTTTCATCAGATTGTGGAGGTCTAGTTTTAGCAGATTCCCTCATTTTCTTTTTAGTTTCTTCTGAATGAGTTTTACCTTTCATGAAACTGCAATGGTTATCACTCATCTTTTGTTTAGTTTCATCAGAATGCACCCTCCCCATATTACTTTTGCTAATTTTAAGTCTTGTCTCTTCAGATATCACTTTACCTTTTTGTGACTCACTTATTTTACGTCTTGTCTCATCAGATATAACTTTACCTTTTTGTGACTCACTCATTTTCTTTTTAGTTTCATCTGAATGTTTGTTACCCATAGTAGACTTTGACATTTTCAATTTAGTTTCTTCTGAAACAACCCTACCAACCCATGCTAAACTCATTTTAAGTCTTGACTCTTCAGACATCACTTTACCTTTTTGTGACTTACTCATTTTCTTTTTAGTTTCATCTGAATGTTTACGACCTGTCATACAACCACGACCACCAACATCTAAATTTAAACATAATTTATTTTTAATAGTGTTGGTTGTGACTTTATTTTCTTCGTAATTATAAACGTCTTGTTCAGTACAAAAGAACCGTGTTATATATTTTATATATTTTGAAGTTCCATATTTTTTAATTTGTGCTTTTATCCTTAATCCGGATCCAGAATAACCATCGGTGTATTTTTTATTGGAACGTTTTCCTGTATAAAATTCACCAGTTTTAACATTAATAATTTTATATAAGTAATGGTATTTATTTTCATCCCCAATAAAAGGAATAGAAGTTATTACAGTTTGTGACATTGGTATACTTTGGCTCATAATCGACTCCCGTCGTTTATTTTATCCATAGAAGTGAAAGTGGAAGTGAGTTGGATAATCTCATTTTCAGTCGCTAAACCTATCCACTTATTTACACTTCTATTTATATTTTGAATCATATTAGTTTAGTTTACCGTTTAGTAAGTTGAAGAACACCTCATTATTTTTTGCCATATAATATCCTCATTTTCCTATTTGAAATTATTTATACCACCAATATACTTTTTATTGTCAAATTATTAATAAAGAATATTAAAAGAATAGACGAAAAAAAAGGGAGACAACTTAATGTCTCCCTTTAACCAAAAATCGTTATTAATATTTAACTATCCAATAAGATTAAAGTAGCATGTTTTAATATTATTCTGTTCCACAGCGAGAGTGAATACACACTCTTTAGTTCCATCATTCCACTTTGGGATTTTAATATCATAAATATATTCATGTCCGCCAGACCGTGATGTTTTTTTCTTAACAGACTCAATTTTAATGGCTGTTTTTACATTATCATAAATAAACTTTCTCAAATTGGACGGTAAGAATAAGGAGTCCTTGATATCCCCATTCATGATATCATCATACGCATTCGTGCTCTTGGTGGTTAAGTCTTCAAGTCTTTTAATCACTTGAGCAAATGCATGGTCTGATATCTGAGTAGGAAACTTACCATCATCATTGAGCTTAGACTCAAGTGTTTTCATATTAGTGTTATTCATAGCAAGCGTCCTCATCATTGCGTCATTCTCGTGTTTTAGATTTAATAGCTGAAAGTACCCCTCGTGTTTGTTTACAGAAATTTTCTGCGGTTTCTTTTGTGGAGGCTTACTCTGTTTAGAGTTAGCATCGTTTTTTGAGCTTGACTTAGACTGTTGTTTAGCCTGAATTGTACTCTTTTTCATAACAACCTCTTTTAATTAATTATTAGTAATTATACTTAATATACACTTAAGTTATACCAATGTAATTAGTTTACATGCAATATAATATAATAGTTGTCAGATTCAACCTCTATCCCCCTTCAATACTAATAAGTCTTATACCTTGTAGATTACAAAAAATACCTTAACTGTACTAAAAACTGCTTCCTTTAATAATGTTATTATAAGAGATTCATAAAACAATTACACATGTTTACTACCGATATCTCATTTTTTAATAAATTCATATAATAAATACTGTTATAATTTAATAATAGTTGAGGTAAGTAATGGCAAAACGATTTAAGAGACTTCTTTCGCAGTGGACATGGAAAGGTGATGTTTTAACACAAGACGATATTAAGGACTGGTATGGTTTCATTTATCTGATAGAAGATATTGATAATAATAAAAAATATATCGGTGAGAAAAGCTTCTGGTCGTTTCGTACACCTAAAGGTAAATCCAACAAAAAGAAATACATCTCTGACTGGGAAAAGTATGAAAGTTCTAATAAACAACTAAAATCATTAGTTACAGAATCAAAAGAGTATAAGCACGATAAGTTTAAATTTACTATATTAGCTTTATGTGCGGATAAATCAGTAATGAAATTGACTGAAGCCAAGTGGATATTGGGACTTGGTGCTTTAATGAGCGAAGAATACTATAACGATAACATTCGTATAACAGTAATGAATACATATAAAAATTATAATGAACGAGTTAATGAACTTGATATGAAGGAGTTTATGTAATGGCAATGAAAGCTGACGAAGCAATACAAATAGCAAAAGATACACTTGAAGATGAAACCACTGTTAATGACTTAGAAGGTCTTGTTGGTATAGACCCAGAAACAGGAGACTTTGATATTAACTTAGTACCAGAAGATATGCGTGATGCAGTTATTCAAATGGCAGAGGCGATGTCACCTGGTGGAGAGTTAACCGGTCGTAATAGAGCAGAGAGAAGAGCTGCTAAAAAAGCAAAACGACTTAAAGGTAAAAATCGTAAACGGTAATAATATAAATATAAATATAAATATAATTTATTAAAGGAGACTTCAATGTCAAATTATGAAAACCAGGTTGCTGACCAATTAGAAGAAATTAAAAACCTCAACGGTGCGATGAAAATTGTAGATGACGCTAGTAAACTATTCAATTTTACAGAATTTTTGATTGCAATATCCACTGTTTCAGCTGGAGATGTATATTTAACTTTAGAAACATTACAACAGGCTGACGATGATGAAACTGAGAAATTCTTTCAGTACGTGTCTGATGAAGCTGAGTCTTCATATAAAGTGGATTACGACCAATACGCTATGGAAATTAGAAATAAGTAATTTTCACATTTATAGTTTATATAAGAAAGAGAGACTTAAATTGTCTCTCTTTTCTTTTATTCAGTATATTGGTATTGGACTATAACAAGTAGAGGTGTTACATGAAAAAACAACGTGGTACAGACGGTTTATATCATTATGTATATAAAATAACAAATAATATTAATGGTAAATATTATGTAGGAAAACATTCAACGAACTATTTAGAAGATGGTTATTTTGGTTCTGGAATTTTAATCAAACACGCCGTTAAAAAATATGGTCATTGTAGTTTTATAAAGGATATATTATCTTTTCATAAAACTAACGATGAATGTTTGGTTGAAGAATCATTAATAGTAAATAAGGATTTTATTGCTGATGAGAATACATATAATTTACAAATTGGTGGATGTGGGTCAGTACACTCTATTGAAACAAAACAAAAAATGTCCAATACAAGAAAAGGACAAAAACGACATATAGACGCTGTTAATAGTACGGCTTCTAAGAATAGAGGTCAGACACGAACAATTGAACAAAAACAACGAATGAGTGACGCTCATAAAGGTAAAATTCATTCTAAGCAAACTATACAAAAAATGACTGGTCAGAAACGAACTGAAGAAACAAAAAAGAAAATGAGTCTGTCTCGAACTGGTATCAAATGCACTGAGTCAACTAAAGAAAAACTTAGAGGTCAGAAACGAACTGAAGAAACAAAAAATAAAATGAGAAAACCTAAAACGGAAGAACATAAACAAAACATGAGAAAACCTAAAATTAAAGTTAGATGTCCTCATTGTGGTACAATTGGTGGTAAGCCTCAAATGCACCAATGGCACTTTAATAATTGCAAACTCGTTCAAACTGAGGAGACTAATAATGCGTAAAAATCTTATAATCGACTTTAGTAATATGTACTATCGTAATTTATTTGCGGCGGTAAGTCAGAACAGTGGTAAGAAAAATAGAGGAAGTGCTTTTGATGATGATTTCTCTGACCAATTTAAAACACAAGAAGAAATATTTGATTATTGGCGACACATGATAACGTCAAACTTAATTCAATTGGTTAGCAAAGAAAACTGGGATAGAGTTATTTTAGCTTATGATGCTCGTAACTATTGGAGAAAAGATATTTATCCAGAGTATAAAGCACATAGAAAGAAAGCAAGAGCTAACAATACGAAGATTGACTTTGAAAAATTCATGCCTGTTCTTAATGAATATATTGAACAAGTTAAATTAATCTTTCCATCATTATATCACTTAGAAGTTGAACGAGCTGAAGCAGATGATATTGCAGCTGTACTAACTGAAGAGTTTTCTAATAACGGTGAATACACAGAACTATTAACAACTGATAAAGACTTTAATCAGTTATTGAAGTTACCAAATGTTAGAATATTCAATCCAATAAAGAAAGAATATGTGGAGTGTTTGAACCCTGAAAAAGAGTTACAAATAAAATGTATTACCGGTGACTCTGGAGATAACATATTCGGTATCAGACCAAAAACTGGTCCTGTAAGAGCTGAAGCACTAATCAAGTCAGGTGAGTTACACGATTGTTTGTTAATGGAAGAATCTATTATGTCGGAAGAACAAAAATCTATGGTGAGTAACTATAAAAGAAATGTTCAACTGATAGACTTCACTTATATACCATCAGCAATGAAAAATACTATTTTAACCAACTTCAATGATTTTGAGTTAAATAAATTTAGCCAGGTTGATATCTTGAAGTGGTGTGCTAAATATAAACTAAAAGATTTAACTTCTAGATTCTTATCCAATGCGTCGTATCCATTTATGGCTCTACATAATAAGCATAAGGAAAGAATAGAATTTGAAACAGACTTTGATATTCTATAATGATTGAAGATGACTCACAAGGTTGGGGTAGCTACTTGTATAATAAAAATAAACTTAAAACCTCTTGCTACTGGCGACATAAAGACGCTAGTGGTAGAGAGGTCTACTTAAAGTTTATTAAATTCTTATGTAAGTATTTTAAGTATGATACTGTACGCACTTATACAGATATAGCAACAGACTATGTGTTGTATATAAAAGTATTTGGTTTGCACACAGGTGTAATTCATAATGAGAACGGCACTGCTGTTAGAGAAGATGATCACCATCTTAATTTATTTGATGAGAAATACTTTCTATTCGGTAAAGAGTATAGCAAAGAAGGATGGGAAAGTGAATTGACTAACAATAAACTAGATAGGTTGGGTGTATGATGGTGAGAATAGATGGAGGATATCCTCCTACAGATAAATTCAAGTTTGTTACACATATCAATGCTGGTAAGCTACAAAGAAGACTTGTTAAGTTTCTTTGTAAGCGTATGAAGTATTCTGTAGTTAAATCAGAACCTAGATTTGCTCTTGGTATAGATAAAAGAACAATACTAGTGTTAAGAGAACCTGAAGAACTAACTTATATTCAATTAGGTATATTCAAAACAAGAGTACTACATAATGAAGAGAGCTATGTGATAGGAACTATGTTTGAAGAGAAGTACTTTCTATTTGGAGAAGAGATACCTAAAGATGATTTCGATAGTTATAAAGTAGAGATGCTAATAGATAAGGTTATGAAATGAATGAGTCTACCTATTGGAGAATGAGTAACAGGAGAGATAACTCTATCAGAAGACATATCATAAGATGGTTTTGTGAGAACTTCGGTCATTATGAATCAGTTAAATATGAATTCTCTAATGCTCCTGAATCTGTTTACTACTTAGAGGTGTTAGGTTTTAAGACTCCTTATGCTCATAATGAAAATGGTCCAGCTGCTATTGAGCCTGATTATAATGGTAATAATGATAGAGAGGTTTATTATCTATTCGGTATTCAGTACAGCAAAGACCTATGGGAAGATAAAGTGACTGATTTAAAGCTGAAGAGATTTGGTTTATAAAGTTACATTAGATTTTAGTTGTGTTATATTGTAGTTGTAAGGTAAATACAATTACAGTTCAAGGAGAACTAA